TCCAACATTATCACCACTGGATCGTCAAACGACGCCCACTTTGTGGCGATAACCTTTGCCCTGCCCGACTGCGATAATCCTTTGGCAACGAGCGGGGTAGGTGTCACGTGCCAAGACTTACCAGACTTTAATCCGTACATCACTCTCTCGACCGGTTTGGTATATCTACCAAAGGCTATGTTACCGATCGGATCGCAAGCTTGGATCAGTCTGGGGTCCTTGCCAATGAACTTGATCTTCTCCTTCTTAACAAATGCCTTGACGTCAAAGTGCCGGCGATGAACACCGTCACGCAACATCCTTTCTCCAGCTCGCTGGTAGATGGCTTTCTTCGAGCCGCTATAGCTGTCGACAAAGCCTTCGACAGTCAACGGTCTCAAGTAATCACACACCCCCCGCAGCTTGGCCTTTAGCACTGCCATACCTATGGCAAACGTGCCAATGCCCCGTTGCGTAACTGCGCACCACGGCTCATTTGCAGCAAGACACCTGCAGACGAGAGCCCTAAGTTCATTGTGTGAACATGCCCCGTACAACGTGGGGAGCCAACAACCAGGATACCTCCTAGCATCGGGCCTCCACAGCCGCCGAATCACGCCACAGCCGCCCTCCGGGCATTGACAGTCCGCAACTTCAGGAACGTGCCGAATGGCGCAACCCTCGCCAAACTCCACAGGCGGGTTAGGCCTGCAGAGTGCGCGGTGGTCGTAACAACGGCCACTGCACACAGCATACTCCTCGTCGCGGCACCGTCAATTGCTCTGCAGGTTACCACGTCCCGTGACAAGACGCCCGATAACCCCGCGGATGCACGCCAGCGGGTGACGACGGCCAGTCAACAAGGCACCAAGACCCGCTCTGTCGGCGTATCGCACCTCTCCACGGGCAAGATCGTTCCTAAAGGCCGCGCTCTCAACGAACGCAGTGCCTCGCATCGCATGATACGAATCGATCTCGCGACGTGTCAGGATAACGGCCTCCACGACGGAGCCGATCAAAACCTGCGACAGATATTCATCTGGCATGTTATGACCTTCCCCCCATGCGACCGCTCTCCTCGACAAGTCGTGGAGAGTGTCGACATCAACCCGCTTGAAGGCAACGAATTTCTTCAGATGCCAGACCATGCGGGGGTCGACTGTGTGACGGCCTCGTAGGCCATCGCCGGCACGATAGAACCCCGAAGCAGTGTTCGGGAGTTCCAGCGAAGCGAACCTTGCATACCTGTTGACGTTCGCCGCCAACACCGGCATGGCATCCGCTTGGTTGCCGATGCGCCCAGAACGTGGCCGGCGGATGATTGACCCTGCCGCACGCAAACCACAAACACCGGCTCTACTCAATGCACATAGCAGAGCTGCCGATCCGATGTTCCTGATTAGCATGTTTTCAGGCCCGCCACCAAGCCAACCTACACGCTTTCTGACCTTGCTGAGCACTTCAAGGCCAGCCGCGCCCAACCGCACTATCATGGTGCCACCGCGGAATAGCACCTTCAACACATCACCGTGCTGGTAGTCCTTGCCATAGACTCCAGCCAGGATGGCGTCGCGTATCAGCTGGCGGTCACCCCGCTCCGACAAGCATTCCCACCTGGTAACGCCTAGTCTACTCGACAGGTTGCGTACCACGCGTTCACGCTCCCGGCGGATCTCCCGCGTAGCTTCAGCGCTAGTCCTTCCCGCAACCATGCATCTAAGCCTGGTGACGGTAGTGCCTACTGCGGCTGAGGTGCGCGCTACGGTGCGGATTGCATCCGCGGAATTTTCTCTTAATTCC